GAACTTAAAAAAGAAAAAGAATTACTTAATCAACAACTATGAAAAAGTACAATGTACAAAACTATATAAGGTATAAAGAAGATGTTAAAGCTTCTATGCCTATTGATAATTATTATGCTGAGTACTCACGTGATGAGCTTATAGTAAAATTCCTACCTCTTGTAGAGAATCTAGCCCGTAAGTTTTCTACGACTCAACAGGCTTCGGGAGTACTAAGTATTAATGATCTTATACAGATAGGTAGCGAAGGTTTAATTAAAGCTGTAGATAAATTAGACTGGCTTATGTTAGCTGAGTCTGAAGACATTGAAAAAACATTAAAAAGTTTTTTATCTAAACGAATAAAAGGAGCCATTAGACGTCGTATAGATATCAACAGAGGGGATATACGTATACCAGAACATAAAATAAATGAAATACGTAAAAATCCTAAAGATGAAAAAATGGTTCAAATGTTTTTCAACTCTATATTTTTATCTATTGATGCTCAACCTTTAAACGATGATGAAGAAAACATGATGCACCAAATACCTGATAAACATGAACCTTATAATTTACAATTATTAAACGGTTATTTAAAAGGTTTATTACAAAGACATCTTGATGAAAAAGAATATCAAGTACTTAGATTGTCTTACGGGTTAGATTGCGATAAACATTCTGCAAAAGAAATAGCAGCTAAATTAAATATAGAAGGAACTAGTAATTACGTGCGTGTAAGTGAGCTAAAAAAAGCCGCTGTACAAAAATTAATTAACAACGTAGATCACTCGCAAGTGCTTGATTATCTTTAGTTTAAGTCTATTATTTAATGTAAAACTTAATTTAAATATGTAATTATAATAATATGAAGACCGATAAAAACCAACAAACCTTAAACGAAAAGCTGGCTACTATCCAGACTAAATTTAAATCGAAGAAAAGTAGATTTAATTCGTTCGGCAAATACTACTTCAGATCAGCCGAAGACATTCTCGAAGCAACAAAACCCTTTCTATTAGAGTTAGGAGTTACAGTAACTATTAGAGAAGCAATGGCAACAATAGCAATGGCTGATATACCTATTATTGAAACAACTGCTACAATTTCTGATGGTGAAAATGCTATACACGCTACCGCATTAGTAGGTGTTGATCTTAATCAGAAAGGTATGCAAACTCCTCAGCAGTTTGGTAGTGCTTCCAGTTACGGTAAGAAATATGCGTTAGGTAATTTATTCCTAATAGATGACACGCAAGACAGCGATGCAAGTAATACTCACGGTAAAACTGAGAGTAAAGTTAAACCAACGTTAGACGTAGGTACAGATGCTTTTAAGAAAGCAGTAGATTATATTAAAGCTGGTGGTTCAATAAAAGCTATCAACACTAAATATAATGTATCTGTAGCTGCTAAAGCAGAACTAAAAAAGAATGAACAAAGCTGATATTATTAAAAAGCTTAAAGAAGATAAGCATTATTACGGTAAATTTGGTAAACAATATCTTAGTAATAGTGACATATCAACTTTGCTTACAAACCCTTTAGCGCTTGGGCAACCATCTAAACAAATCCCAGCGTTTCTTGTTGGTGGTTATTTCCACACAGCAATACTTGAGCCTGATAAATTAAAGAACTTCAAGATTGTTGAGTCTGCTAACAGAAACACAAAAGCGTATAAAGAGATATCTGGTGGTGAAATGTGTTTGCTACAATCCGAGGTTGATCAAGTAAACTTAATGACAGATAAAATTTTATCTAACAAAGTTTGTGAAGAACTAATCAGAGGTAAATGCGAATACGAAGTACCAGGTATAAGTGAGATTGAAAATGAGTTGTGGAAAGGTAAAGCTGATATAATTAATCATGATGAAAAACTTATCATTGATTTAAAGACAACAGCAGATCTAGCAAAGTTTAGATGGTCAGCATCTAAATACAACTACGACAGTCAAGCTTACATTTATCAAAAGTTGTTTGGTTATGATATGATATTTATAGCTATAGACAAAACAACACATCAAATCGGTATATTTGATTGCTCGCCTAAGTTCTTAGAAAAAGGACAAGACAAGGTTAAAAAAGCAGTTGAACAATATCAACTTTTTTATCAACAGGAGGATTTTGATCCTTCACAATTTTTTATTAACGAAACCCTTTAAAAAATGGCAAGAACAAGAAAACCAAGAACCAGAGTATGTGCAGTAACAGGCATGGAAACCAATGTTGAAAACTTTTACACAAACCAAAACCATGTTAAAGCTGTAGATAATTTACGTAGGGCAACTGGTGCTAACAAACAGCAATTAACAAGAATGTTTAATCAATTACAAACTTACTAGTATGGCAAGTATTATTAAAGCAAGTATTAATTTAAATGCTATTGACAAGTCAAAAATTATTGACGGTAAAAAAGGTAAATACCTACCGATTACTATCACGCTTAACGATGAGCCTGATCAGTTTGGTAATCAAGGACCTATTATTGTAGCACAAACAAAAGAAGAACGCGAAGCTAAAACACAAAAAACTTACTTAGGTAATGTTCAGGTTGTTTGGACTAACGGTGATAATGTAGCCGCAGCTCCTCGCGAAGGTCAACCACAACAAGCTCAAGCTGCAAAAGCTCCAGCTGCTGTTGAAGATGATCTACCTTTCTAATGGATGATGACTACATCAGTATAATAACTGATAAAAACGGTAATGTATTATCAATAGAAGATTAAATTAAATTAAATTAAATGCAGACAACAGAGATCAATGGATTCTTGATTGATAATTTCAATCAATATGGTCTAGAAGAGGGTAAAACACAGGGGACTTGTCCTTTGTGTTCCGATAATAGACAACCCAAAAACCAAAAAGCAAAATGTGCTTCTTATGATTGGGAACGGGGTCTCGGTACTTGTCACAATTGTAACACTAGTTTTCAACTACATACTTATCAACGCAAAGGTGCGTCTGAAAAAGTATATGTGCGACCTGATACGCCTGAGGTATTACCTGAGGTTAGTAGTAAAGTTGTTGAATGGTTTAAATCTAGAGGAATATCTCAGCAAACTCTCACCGATGTAAAAGTTGGTGAGGGTACTGAGTATATGCCACAAACCGGTAAGACCGAGAATACTATAAAGTTCAATTATTTCATGGGCGATCAACTTATTAATATTAAGTATCGCGATGGTAGAAAGAACTTTAAATTATTTAAAGGCGCTGAGAAAGTATTTTATAACATCAATAGTATTGTTGGTTATGAATATTGTATAGTTACTGAAGGTGAGATGGATGTGTTAGCTTTACACGAAGCTGGTATACCAAATGCTGTTTCAGTTCCAAACGGCGCTACGCTTAATTCTAACAACTTAGATTATCTTGATAACTGCATCGATTATTTCGATGATAAAGAAAAGATTATCTTAGCTGTAGATTCAGACGAAGCAGGTCAAGCTTTACAACAAGAATTAGTTAGACGTCTTGGTGCTGAAGTTTGTTTCTTAGCCACGTTTGAAGACTGTAAAGATGCTAATGAATATTTATTAAAATATGGCAAAGAAAAATTGGTACAGCGTATTTCAAACGCAAGACCAGTACCGCTTGAGAATGTTACAACATTCAGGGATATTGAAGACGAAGTTACCGACTTTGTTCGTAATGGCTTTAAGAAAGGATTTCAAGTTGGCTTACCAAATTTTGACGACATCTTTTCAACTTACACTGGTCAATTCATTACTGTTACTGGGATACCGTCTTCTGGGAAGTCGGATTTTGTCGATCAAATGGTTGTTGGGTATAACGCTAATTATGGTTGGAAAACGGCATTTGCTTCTCCAGAAAATGCACCGACATATTTACACGCTCATAAATTAATGCGTAAAACCTGGCAAGGTATGCCTACGTCAGCTGATATACACGGTGATAAATGGAATCAAGTAGCAGATCATGTTAATAGTAATTACTTTTTTATTGATATGGAACGTTACACGCTTGAATCAGTACTACGCAAAGGCGCTGAGCTTGTAAAACGTAAAGGTATTAAATGCTTAGTCATTGACCCATTTAATAAAGTTAGAGACGTTGATTGTAAGACAGAAGATGTTAACCGTTATACAATGGAATATCTAACTAAGATTGAATCATTTGCTAAAAAGTACGATGTATTAGTTTTTATAGTAGCACATCCAACTAAAATGTATAAAGATAAAGATGGTAAAATTGAAGAACCAACAATGTATAACATCAAGGGTGGTGGTGAATGGTATGATGCTAGTTATCATGGTATACTTGTTCATAGAAACTATGAAGAGAAAACTGTTAAAGCAAAAATACTTAAAGTCAAATTCCAAAACCTCGGTGAAAACGGTGCTGAAGCTCACTTCAAGTGGGAACCAAAGTCAGGTTGCTTTATACCTCATCAACCGTTAGGTATGGAACAAGAGAAAATGCCTTGGGAATAAATGGCGGCTGCTTGGAATAAAAAGAAAACCGGTTGGTACATGGGCGAGTATAATCCAACACAAGAAGAAACTGAAGCTTATATTTGGTGTGTTAGAAATAATATAAAAATATCACCAAAAGCAAAAGAAGAAGGTTTGTGGTGGATTGAAATAACAATCAACGGTAAAACTAACAAATCCCCTAACACGTTTATAGAAGGACTTGTGTGGGAGAAACTATATGAATATTGTAAATACTATTATGACAGATACAAACAGAACATTTAAAAACGCTAATGAAGCTTTCGATTATTTACACGATGCTCTTATTAAAACAGGTGTAAAATTTAGTGACACTGTAGCTTTGTTTAATGTAGGGTTTTATATGGAAAATCCTTCTGATAAAATTATAAGATCTAAAAATAGAAAATGGAATCAAAAATATGCTGAAGCTGAATGGCAATGGTATTTATCTGGTGATCCTAGAATTAGCAAGCTTGGTGAGTTATACGGAAGCATACCTCTTATATGGGAAATGATGGCTGACGAAAATGGTGAAGTTAATTCTAATTACGGTTATCAGTGGAAACGACACGATCAAATAGATTATGTTGTCGCTAAGCTTAAAGATAACCCAGAAACACGACACGCAGCTATAAGTATATACGACGCTAAAGAATGGCCATCGTATAAAAAAGATACACCTTGTACGTATGCTATTCAGTTTACTATATTAAACAATAAGCTTTGTATGTCCGTCTATATGCGTTCTAATGATTTATGGTACGGTTTCTGCAACGATCAGTATCAATTTGCATCATTGCAAGAGATGATCGCAGACAGGCTGTCTATTGACACGGGTTGGTATTATCATCACGCGCATAACATGCACTTATATAACAATAAAATTTAATTATATGTATTATTTATATCACATACCGGGTAAAAAAATCGGTGTAACACGTAATCTTAATACCAGAGTAACCCTTATACAAGGCTATAAGGAGGGTGAGTACGAAGTTCTTGAGCAGTCAGACGATATAGATTATATATCAGACCGCGAAATAGAACTTCAACAGTCTTATGGCTATAAAAAAGATAGAACACTTTATAAAAATTTATTTAAATCAAATATGAAAATAAACCCAACAGAACAAACAAGTACGTTTCCTGTTCCTATTAATAAATTAAAAGGACATCTTGCTGATAATGTAGGATTAAAATGGCAAACACCACAAGGGTATGAGTTTGAAATTACAAACGATAATATTAAGTGGATTATGTCTAACGCTAAAACCTCGATGTATAACGACAATCGAAGCTACATTTATAACAAGGCTTTTTATGAAGCCTTTTTTAATCCAACAAATGCTAGTAAACCTATAGCTGGTTTAAAAACAATGACTGTTTTTGAAAACATTAGAGAGTGGGCAGAAAATAGGGGTTTATACGACAAAGGTGATCCGATGACTCAATATGTTAAACTTCAAGAAGAAGCTGGTGAGTTAGCTAAAGCTTTACTTAAAAAAGATGAACCTGAAGTTGTTGATGCTATCGGTGATATAGTTGTTGTTTTAACAAACTTAGCACATTTAAAAGGTTATTATATTGAAGACTGTATAGCGTCTGCTTATGATATTATAAACAAAAGAACAGGTAAAATGATTAACGGAACATTTGTAAAAGATGAAGATTAAAACTAAAGATAAAATTGTACAACAAGTACTAGCTAAAATGGACGAACGTAGCTTAGTAGGTCAAAAAAAATATGGAGCTACTATGATGCAAGAAATTGAAGGTCAAGAAAAAGATCTTAATAGATTTTTAGTAGATGTTCAAGAAGAACTAATGGATGCTTTGCTATACATAGAGGCTGCTAAGCGTTGTCTAGCCGACGAGGTTGAAGATGTTCTGTTAAGACGCATGAACATTATAGGCCAAAACGGTAATGACGGAGATCATTACGATTCTTTGAAAAATATCGAAGTTTATGATGAAGAAACCTTATAAAAGAAAGCCAAAAAAACGTGGGCCAGTACAAGCAAAGAAGATAACATACGATGGTATTAACTTTGCTTCTGGTCTTGAACGTTATATGTATATGGCTTTAAAGAAAGCTAAAATAAAAGCTAAGTATGAAGGAGAAACTTTTGTTTTATTAAATGGTTTTCATTTTGAAAATGAATGTTATGAAAGACAAGCTAATGGAAAAGGTGATTATACAAATAGAGGTAGTAAAAGAATATTACCTATAAAGTATACACCTGATTTCATTGGTGATGATTTTATAATTGAAACAAAAGGTAGAGCTAACGAATCTTTTCCAATGCGTTGGAAATTATTCAAACAATTAGTTATGAGACAATTTCCTAATTATACATTATATAAACCACAAAATCAAGCAGAATGCGACAGAACCGTTCAGTTGATCCTCAGCAAACAAAAAGGATAGCAAGACAAAAGTATGCCGAACGACAGATTGAAAAGTTTATTAAATGGAGTTGGGAAGTACGAGGCAAAGTTAAATACATAGAGCTTGTTGAAATACAAGATAAATATAACATAAAGTGTTATGGCTAAAGCAAAAATGAATTTAGTGACTTTTACTGAAAAGTCTAAAACAAAAAGACCTGGTGTACACGCTAAGTCTAAGTCAAGTAAAATAAAACAAAGTAAAAATTATGTCAAAAAATATAGAGGACAAGGGCGTTAAAGGCTGGTCAGTATCAATTGGATTATATCCAGGTATATTGTTCGGTATGAGAAGTTATCACGAGGAAGACTTTACGACACATGTATTTTATTTACCGTTTATAGATTTGGCAATTGAAATAGATAAATAATGGGATTATTTGATGAGCGCATAGCGTACAAACCGTTTGAATATCCAGAGTACTATACTGAAGGGTGGTTAAAGCAAGCACAAGCGTTTTGGTTACACACTGAAATATCAATGCAAAGTGACATCAAAGATTGGAACGAAAGACTTACAGCTGAAGAAAAAAACTTAGTAGGAAATATACTACTAGGTTTTGCACAAACTGAGTGTGCTGTTTCAGATTACTGGACACAAAAAGTTGTTGGTTGGTTTCCAAAACATGAGATACAACAAATGGCAATGATGTTTGGTTCGCAAGAAACAATACATGCGGTTGCTTATAGTTATTTAAACGAAACTTTAGGATTAGAAGATTATGAAGCATTTTTACACGAGCCGGCTACTAGCGATAGATTTAATAATCTTGTTGCTTATAATGGTACCTCATCTATTGGTATTGGTAAGTCACTTGCTATCTTTTCAGCTTTCGCAGAAGGAGTATCTTTATATTCTGCATTTGCAGTACTTTATTCTTTTCAGTTGCGTAATCTACTTAAGGGTATTGGTCAGCAAATGAAATGGAGTGTAAGAGATGAATCATTACACAGTAAAATGGGATGCAAGCTATTCCGTGATATGTGTGCTGAAAACAATCAATTAAAAGATCTTTGTAAAAAAGATATTATTGATGCAGCTGAAACTATGATTAATCTAGAGACTAAATATATCGATAAGATGTTTGAAATGGGTGACATTGAAGGCATCAAAGCTAATGATCTTAAACATTTTATAAAGAAAAGAACAAATGAAAAACTGGTTGAACTTGGATATAAAGATTTGGAATCGCATTTCAAATATGACAAGGTGGCAGCGGCTAATCTTGATTGGTTCTATCATCTTACCGGCGGGGTCACTCATACTGATTTTTTCGCGATTAGGCCGACAGATTACTCGAAAGCTGGTGAAGGAGAGGACTTCGAGGATATTTGGTAATTTAAAATTAACACGTGAAGAAATAGAAAAAGACTTATATGAAAGGACAAAAACAAAGTAGAGTTGATAACCTAGAAAAACGTATGGCTGCTGTTACAAATGTATTACAGCAATTAATAAACGAAATGGACAACTTAAAAACAATGACACTTGGTAATTATTCTTTAACAAAGAATTTACCAGGTTATGAAGAAGCTGTTGAAAAGTTAAAGAAAGAAAATGAAGAAATGCAACAAGTGTCGAAAGGAGAAACCAAACTCGAAATTCCTGACGAGCAATAAAAGGACATGTAAAAAATGCGAGTATAGGTTTAAGCAAAGATTTCTTAGACACTTAGTACACAACAGACGTCTAACAGCTACAGAAAGAATTGCTAATAGACTAGGATATATGGGGACGGCGTTTATGATGACGTCTCCCCATTTGTTACCAGAAACCGTTGGAGTTGTTACATATATTATAGCTGGTGTATTATCTATACCGCAAGTATTCGTAGCAAAACAATGGAACTTAGTGGCAGTTAATTTAAACGTAGCGATAGCTTACATAATATTATATTTATCACAATGAAAACAGCAAGAGATTTAATTTTAGAATTATACAAAGAAGATCATATAACAAGAGGGGAAGCGCATTTACTTTTGGACGCAATTAATAAAACAGCGGGTACAACTTTTATACCCGTGCCATATTATCCTGACTGGACTTACAGACCTTACGAACAACCTTCTTGGACAATAACATCAAATACAAATAATACAAATGTGGAATAATGAATGGATCAAAGGTGAAGATTACCCTACGTGGGGTGATACGGACGTATACAAGAAGACTATATCCGGGGGATATTTATTCGACGGAGAGTCGCCGAGAGAAGCTTACCTTCGGGTTGCTAAAACAGTTGCTCGTAGATTATATAAGCCGGAAATGGCGCAAACTTTCTTCGAATACATATGGAATGGCTGGCTATGTCTCGCTAGCCCAGTACTATCTAATACAGGTACTGATCGGGGTTTGCCTATTAGCTGTTTCGGGATTGATGTGGCTGATAGCATCCAAGACATAGGACAAAAGAATTTAGAGATGATGCTACTCGCTAAGCACGGCGGTGGAGTTGGCGTCGGAGTTAATATGATTAGACCCGCTGGCGCTAAAATTACAGGAAATGGAACATCAGATGGAGTCGTACCATTCTGCAAAATATATGACTCAACAATCCTTGCAACAAATCAAGGATCAGTTCGAAGAGGAGCTGCAAGCGTTAACATCAACATTGAGCATGATGATTTTGAAGAGTGGCTTGAAATACGAGAACCGAAAGGAGATGTTAACAGACAATCGCTTAATTTACATCAGTGCGCAGTTGTTGGTGATAAGTTTATGCGACGTCTTGAACAAGGAGATGCGGACGCTAGAAATAGATGGAGTAAACTTCTTAGAAAACGAAAAGCAACTGGAGAACCGTATGTCATGTTTAAAGGGAATGTTAACAAATCAAATCCAAAAGCATACAAAGAAAATGGTTTAAAAGTTCATATGACAAATATATGTTCAGAAATCGCATTACATACAGATGAGTCGCACAGCTTTGTTTGCTGCTTATCATCATTAAATTTAGCAAAATATGAAGAATGGAAAGATACTAACCTTATATATGACTCAATATACTTTCTTGATGGGGTTATGGAAGAATTTATTCAACGCGCCAAAGGGCTTCGAGGTTTCGAAAATAGTGTTAGATCAGCAAATAAAGGGCGTGCTTTGGGCTTGGGAGTCCTTGGATGGCACACATACCTCCAAGAAAGAGGAATACCTTTTGAAGGCTTACAATCTCAGTTTGAAACTAGGAAGATTTTTAGCCAAATTAAAATCGAAAGTGAAAGAGCTTCCAGAGATCTTGCTGAGATTTATGGTGAACCTTTATGGTGTGCTGGAACGGGTATGCGTAACACTCATCTTCGTGCTATTGCTCCTACCGTTTCTAACAGTAAGCTTAGTGGTAATGTTAGCCCTGGCATTGAGCCTTGGGCCGCTAATGTATTCACTGAACAAAGTGCGAAGGGTACGTTCATTAGGAAAAACAAAGAGTTAATAAAGGTATTAAGAAAAATCAATATTAACAATAATGAAACTTGGAACAAGATACTAGCTGATGGCGGTAGTGTTCAAGATATACCAGAGCTTGATGGCTGGGGTTATGTTAATAGGAAGTTAGTTAAGTTATCAGAACAAGAAGAAGTAGATTCTACTGGTTATGATAAAGTTAAGGATGTGTTTAAAACATTTAAAGAAATTAATCAACTAGAGCTAGTTAATCAAGCTGGTATACGTCAGCAATATATAGATCAAGCTGTTAGTTTAAATTTAGCTTTTCCATCAGAGGCAACACCTAAATGGATTAACAAAGTACATTTTGAAGCTTGGAAAAAAGGTGTTAAAACCTTATACTATACTAGAACAGAATCTGTTTTACGTGGAGATATTGCACAGCAAGCTATGAGTGAAGATTGTTTAGCATGTGACGGATAGTTATGCTATACACATTTAATATAGTGTATAATTAAAAAAGGGGACCTCGTTTGAGATCCCCTTTCTTGGTTACAGGAACTTTTAGGTATGGTACGCCTATTTATTTATGTTCCTTATATTTTTTTATCCATTACTTTTTATTTTTATTACCAAACTTACTTGGACCTCCAGCTCTAGTACATCTTACTCCCCAACCGGAAGCATAAGCACTAGGCCAAACTTTAAACTTTCTTTTTGCGGCTGCTTTACAAGGTCCGCTTATTTTTTCATACAATGGTGAACTCATATTATTGAATATTTAGTTTTTCCGTTAATTTTTTCAGCTTTTAAACATCGCCTACGATTTTCTTCAGGTGATACATAGCTAACATGTACCCAGTCAGGGTTATCACTTCCTCCAAACTCCCATATAATTTGATCAAAATCTAAATTACATTTAATGTACTCAAACATCTCCGCGTTTGTTTTGTAACCATATATATCATCGATATCAATAGCTCTACCTTCACAATGCTGAGAACGTGAACTTCCACCGATAGCTTTATTAAGTTCAATGCTGCGAAAAAATGAGTTTATTTTTATAGGACCACCAACCCATTCGCGTAATGGTTCAAATATATTTTCAGCAACTCCAACCATATTTGTAAGCTCGTAATCACTAGGTATATTTTCTATACCTTTTCTTTTAGCGGTATAAGATTCAATGCCTTCTCTTAAGGTTATGTGTGCGCTAATTTTACTCATTTAATTTTATTTAGAATTATTAAAAATAACTTGTTTAATTTCGGCTTCTGTTATTTCTAGTTTAAAGCTTAAATCAGCCGTCCATTGATAAACAGCTATATCGTCTTTGTATAATATAACCACAGGTAAAGAAGAAATTTTACTTTTTAAACTTTCAGCTTGATCTTCTAAATTAGCATATATATTCTCTACACCTTTGATATTTGGTAAGTAGACTTTATTGTTTTGATTCCATTTAGCGTTTATTTCTAGTAGAGTAAACTTTTGAGCGTATGCAAAAGAACAAAACAAAAATAATATTAAAGTGATTAAATTTTTCATTTTATTTTCTTTCAATTATTTCATACAGCTTTTCATCTATTTTGTCAAGCTTTTTACTATTTTCTTCAACTTTTTTCTGCGTGTTTATGATTGTTTCTCGAATCAATCGATCTTTTAAATCATACTCAGTTCTACTTATTGTAGGTTCAGGTAGTTCTTTAGCTATTTCTATTTCTTTTTGCAACGTAAAATACATCGCGGCTAAAGACACAGCACCAGCTATAACCATTCCAATTGTTTTCAAGTCAAGTGTGACTTTAGTTCCTTCTCCAAGTTCTGTAGCCATTATTTAATAATTTTCTTTTTTATTTTACGTTTTTTAATTTTTCTAGGTTGAGGTTTGGTTGTTTCGTTTTCTTCTTTTATACCTATTTCCCAATCAGACCAACCGCCGAGTAAAGCCATTCTTTCCCAGGTTTCAAGATCTTGCGATGTAGCTTGAATAACATTGTTAGTTTTCTTAACAGCTCTATCAAGAGGTATATTAGTTAAAGCAGACACAACATTAGCACCGGCTAAATAAGCTGGGTTGTCTAAACTCCAACCTTTTTCAGCCATTTCTTTTTTATCCCATTGATATGATCTTGCTGCTTGATTTATACGAGATAACTTAGCTGAGATAGGTGGTGATAATTTAGTAAGTTCATAACCAACTTTTTCAAGTTTAGGTTGTTTCTTTTGCATTTCATCGTATATACGCTTAAGCGCATTTTTACCAACAGATACTACAGCGCCACCAAGACCCATACCTCTAAGAAGAGAGTCCATCATACCATTAGCTATACCAACATATTTCTTTTCTTTTTCTTCGTCTTCTGGTTCTGTATCTCCAAAAGCAAAAGCAAACAAAGCTTGTTGTAAAGCGTTAAATATAAGGTTTTGTACAGCTCCGTAATAAATTATTTTAGATATATTTGTTTTAGCGTCCCCTCGGCCATTTTTAAGATCACTAGCGGCTTTTTTAATCAATCGTGCATATTGTGCTGGTGTGTTAGCAAAAGCCAATACAAGACGCCCTAATGAACCAGCCTGTTGCATTGATATTCTATCAGGTCTTGAAGACTGTTGTGACTCTTCAGCAATTTCTCTAAAATCTGTAAATGCTTTTTCTTGAGCTTCTTTAGAATCTAAACCTTGTTTTTCATAAGTTTTAATTCTATTGCGATAAAAAGTAGCTCCACCGGACGCAATAGCAAAACTATCAGCAAGTTGTGTTGGTGTAAAACCAAACTCTAGTAATTTATTAATAACACCTTGAACACCACCTTTCTTAGCCATTTCAGCAATATCAGCTTCATTAACGTTCATACGTAAACCACCGCGACGTTCTTTTAAGAAATCAGAGTTCGCTAACGTTAAAAAGTCAGACCAAAATTGTTTTTGATTTCCAAAAGCTTTACCGGCAGCAAGAATATTATTATCTGTAAAGTTAACAAAGTTAACAGCAGATATAGTTTGAAGCACAGCTGATCTTGTATTAAAGAACATTATAGTACCAATACTACCAGTTATCCAATCTGTAAATTTACCTGTTAATGTATCACCGCTAAAGTTTCTGTTACGACCAGTTTTCATACGTTGTAACATGTTCTCTAATGCTTTACGATAATCTTTACCGTAAGCGGCTTGAAGTTTGTTTAAGTTCTTCTCTGAAAATATAACATCTACATTACTTTGCCATTGTTCTAAATACTTAGTTCTTTTAGTTGTATTTAAACCTTCAAGTAAATCTGTAGTTATAGTACCAGCTGGCCAACCTTCTTTTGGTTTAGCGTATTGATCACCTTTTTGCATAGCTATAAGTTGATCAGCAAACACTTGAAGATCAGCGTTATCAGACACATAATCTGTTAAATCTTTTAAATCCGCTTTGCTTATACCAGGAACATCCATTCCTTGGGTATTCCATATATAAACTCGTACGGCTTGCTCTCTTGTGTAAGGTTCACCTGGTACTTTTTTAAGTAAATCTTTTGGTACTACTTTTAATTGTTTTTTAAGTTGTTTATAGTCATTCATTAAAGCAATACGAGCAGAACTTAATTCGTTCATAGCTCTAGCATATGGATTTAACAAATGAGTTTTATACCAAGCCATTTGAGAATCACCTAGTTTACCTTTACCTAAAGTACTGTATAACAAACCAACAAAGTCTTCAGCTGATGGTGGTATAAAAAAGTTAAATCTACCTTTACCAGCGCCAGCAACTTCGGCTTTAACTTTACCATATGTTTTTTCAGATGCAATACCAGTTTTATTTTCTAGTATATCATTAAAAGATTTATCTAATTCAGATGCTTTACTAAACTTAACTTTAGCTTGTTGTACTTTAGATTTAACATCAAATACGTTTAGTGCATCTTGCACTGCTTTAACATTTTTATAAGCATCATCTACAAAGAAAAAGTCATTATAACCTTCAGCAGCTTTAGCTGTCATCCAACGTGCTTTAGCTTCTGCTTTACCGTCACCTAAACCTACAATATTTTCTATAGGTAGGTTAACACCAAGCGCGTCCATAAATTCTTTAATGGGACCAGCAGCGTTAGCTGGACGAGCTGTAAGTATAAACACATCTTCAGCACCGCGTTTAGATATAATATTCTCTATAGCTTTAAATACAGGACCTTTTTTACCGTCAACTACTTTACTAAACTCTGAAAAATCAAACTTAGCTCCTTGCTCTTGTAACTCTCCAGATCTTTCAGCAAACTGTGTAGCGTTTAATTTACCGGTTGTACCATCAGGAAGTTCATAAAGAACCTGACTATTTGATTTAGCAAGCGTATCATCAAAGTCAAATACACGTATTTTTTTAACAGGCGCTTCAGGGTTTCTAGAGATAGCCATAGCTTTGTCTGCATTGCTTAGGTTATCAAGTATTTTTTGATTAGGTACTTCCTCGCTAAACTTAATAGTGTTATTTTCGTTGTTGTTATCAACGCTAGCTTTAGGTATAGATTTTAATTTAGAAAATTCATTTAACCTATTTTGACCTATTTTAGCAGTTATATCTCCATTTAATACTTGTTTTAATATTTTATTTTGCTCAAATACAGTTTCAACATTTACATCACTAGGTTTTAAAGCAACACCTAACTCTTCAGCCATAGTTTGACCTGTTTCGTAATTAACAATACTATTTAAATCTATACCAGCTTCAATAAGTCTTATAGCTGGGTTGTCAGATATAGTTGTTCCAACAGGTAATGTAGCATCTAATTTAGCTTGATCTAATTTTTGATCGTCAAATTTAGAAAGTTTAGTTTGATAATAGTTCTTTTTAATATCAAGCATTACACTACTCATGTTATTAGTAGCTATACCATATATTAAAGTAGCTCCAATTACCGAAGCTGGAGGATTATGTTCTTCTCTAAATTTTTCACCAGTTCTCTGCTTAGGCTCAGTTCCATATTCAAAAACTTTAGAAAAATATTTAAATGGAGCTGCTATTTTTATAATACCGTTTGTAGCTTGATAACCAGAAGAAACAAACAATGACGCTATTTCTAATGGCATTTGATTTTTAGCTACAGCGTCAGCTAACTTATTACCAAAAAACTCTAAAGCTTTTAAATTGTCTTTACCTTGTTGTTGTCCTTCTTTAGTAAAAGCCTTTAAAACGTTAACTCTTTTAGGAGGTTTTATATCGTAATCAGCATCGTTTTGTTTAGATAAATTTAAAGCTCTTTGATAAGCTGGATCTTTACCACCATAATATAAACCACCTCTAGCGGGTAAGTCTACTCTAACACCGTTAACTTTTCGCCTAGCAAAATTACCAAACTTAGAACCTTCAAACATCCAACTAGGAATTTTAGCAGCTACTATAGCTTCTTCCATTTGTTTTTGTTTTTCAACTCTATTATTGTCGTTAACAGTAATTTTAGATATATTTAATATTTTAGCTACTGCATTAATATCTCTAGCTTGTGTAACGTCTAATAAACCTTGTCTACTAAACATAAGTCTAGCTTTACCAGCCGCTACATCTTGCTTTTTAGTTAAGTCTAAATCAGTTTCAGATCTAATTACTTCATTTGTAACTAGTCTACCATATAAGTTAGCTATACCTTTTAAAGCTTGAGCCTCGGGTGATCTAGCACTAAATTCTTCAGCTTTTTTACCTTCAACTATACCAAACGCTTTTAAGAAATCAGCTTTAGTTATATTTGCATTTTTCTTAAACGGAGCAAGTCCAGCGCCTTTACCAACTCTAGCTTGTTTAGTGTAAAAAGAGTTAAGCAAACCTTTAGGTACACCTGTCGATGTTCCAATAAGTTTTTCAGTTGCTGCTTCTAATACTGCTCCTTCTGGTAATATTTTCAATAATTTATCAGCATTTTTACTAACAAATCTTTGAATAGCATTAGCATCACCTTTAGATAAGTTAGCTTTTGGATCTACTAGTTTTTTAACCGGTATACCAATAGCTTCAGCTATAATATCCGGAGCTAAATCACCTAGTTTTTTAAACGAAAGTTTATCAGCTGGAATATCTTTTACTTTTGCTACAACTTGTTTTTTAATTTCAGTTACAGATTCAGCAGGTATAAGTGAGGTTGGTTTTATTTTTTTAGTAACACGTTCTTCAGTTACTTCAGTGACAGCTTCTTCAGCGGCAACACCTCTAGCTTCAGATACATCTTCAGTAAACTCTTCACCAAGAACTCTTTTCGATGCTTCTATAGCTCTAGCTGGTAAAAACTTATTTATATACGCTGCTAATGGAACACCTGAATCTGGGTTGTATTCACTAATTAAATCAAATATACCACGCTTACCTGTTTCTATTTCATCTGTAAGTAGTTGACGATCAAAACCAGGCGCTTCAGATCTACGCTCTACAAGCTTACTTGTAATAGGTTTAAACTGCTCTATAATATCGAACGCGCCTGCAGCACCTTGTTCTTCATAAATTCTTTGAACTTCTTGAGAAGCTTCTTCTGATCTTGATTCTTTAACTATAGCTTCAGCTTCTTTAACAGCATCTTTAACCAAAGCGCCTTTTACGCCTTTAGCAGCTGCTTCAACTTGTGATAAACTTAAATCACCTTTTTCTAAACTTTTGTTATAATCTTTTATAAAGTTATATACATCTCTGCCTGTGTTAAACTTAACCTTAACTCCAAACCTTTGCATAACTCTACGTATTTGATCACCTATTTTAGTGAATACGTTTTCATTAAATTTAATATCACCAGTAGCTAAAGCATCTGAAAACAAAGTTAAAGCTTCTTCCATTTTAACTTCAACTTTTTGATCTTTATATAGATCCATTCGTTTTTTAAACTTACTATCTTTTATTTGATCTGCATCAATTTTATCTAGTTCATTTAATAAAGCGTTACCTAAGTTTATAGCTGTTTCTGGGCTATCTTTTACTGTTTTAAATAGTATAGCGTGACCAAGTTCGTGTCCAGCTACATTCATAGCTTTTTCTTTACTAGCAACATCTCTGTTTATAACAATAGTTTGCTCTCCTGTTTCAGGGTTTTGTATGATAAAACCTTGCTGTTCTGAAGCTTTAGTATCAAAATCTTTATCTAATCCTTTTTCTTTTAGAAAAGAATTTATTTCTGAAGCGTTTGCAAAATCTTGTACGCTAACTCCTTTTACTAGTTTTGAAACTTTTTTAACTTTACTTATTTCTCCTTGCAGCTTTTCAGCTTCATTTCGTATGTCGTATATTTCTTGAGAAGCTATTTTTCTTGACTGCTCTATACCTTCTATTAATACTTTTTTATCTTGATCTGTATATTTTTTAGAATTATTAATAGCTTGTATTTCACTAGAAGAAGAAGTTAAAAAATCAAAGTTGTTATTTATAGAGTTTATTTGATCTTCAGTTAAAGAAGTTACTATATTTTCACTTTTATCTAGTATTACACTTAAGTCTTTTCTTATTTGCTCTTGTTGCTGGTTTATTATACCAATTTCACTTTCAGATAAATTTTTTCTAAATTTACTATTTTCAAGATCATTTAGTTTTCTTATATTGTCTGCTATTCTTTTGTTTTCACCAGTACTTCTAACAGCTGTCATAGCTCTTAAAGAGCTTCCACCTAAAGCAACGCCTTTACCACCAGCAGCTCCTTTAAGTAAAACTTCTAATCCTTCTTTAGAAAACATAGCGTCCATAGCGACAGCTTCTGGATTTTTTTCTCCACTAGCTAAAGCAGTGTTATACGTTTCAATACCAAGTTGCGCTAATTCCGTTCCACCTTCTTTAGTGCCAACATTAATTAAGTTAAAAAGTCCTTTCGCACCGGGATTACTAAGACCTCTAATGTAATTGGTTACGCCTTTTATACCTAATCTTTCTAACGAATAGCCAAAAGAACCTAAAGCAGCTGGAATAAGAAAATTTGATTGACCAGATTTAATTAATTCATCTACGTTTATACCTAAAGATTCAGCTTTTGTTTCGTTAAAATCTTTAATAGACGCGCTTATCATGTCGCTAGCTAAACCTGTTCCAAACGTTGTGTATGCTGTTAATGCTGATGTGCCAAAGGCTGTTATACCATCAATGACACCAGCAATTCCTTTTGTAGCAGCTGATACCAAACCTTCTTCTGTTTTTATGTCTGTAAATTGTTGAACAGGCGCTGAGTAAGAGTTTAATCTATCTATTTCAAGTGTAGCTTCACCAAGACCTTTAGAACTAGATTTTAATATTTTATTAGCTGTTTCTTCTGAAAAAATGTTTCTAACTAAATCTTCTTGTGATCCAATATAGTTTACAAGCCATTTAGCTCTGTCATCAACACCAGCTAATTGACCTAATCCATTTGTCAAGCTGTTAAAAACGCTTTCTTGAAAACCTAAATCTTTTTTTAATCTTTCTTCTTGTCTTTTTTCTCTTGCAGCAATTTCCCCTGAAGAAATTCTTTGAGTTTCTTCAAATTCAGTTATGGAAGTTAATTCACCTTCTTTTTCTTTTTGTTCTAAAACTTGCTCCTCTGTAAGTTGAGGAACGCCAGTTGTTAATTCTATTAACTTTCTAGCAGCTTCGTTTTCCTCTTGTTGTTCTCTTTCTTTATATTGATCAGCTGTTATAACAACCTCTTCTAAAGCAATAGGTGCAAAAGCACCTTCTTCAGGTTGAGCTAAAATAGCTTCACCCTTTTCAGCATATACAGCGCCTTCTGGAGTTGATACAAATCTACCTTTTTCAAGAATTTTTGAAGGTGGCGCCAAGAAATAATTTACCGACTCTAATTCCATACTCTCGGATGCTTGCTCCGGTTCCGATGTTACAGCTGCATCCTTTACTACAACATCGCTTGGCTTTTCCACTGGTTGTTCAGTTTTAATTTCTTTTAAATTAAACTTACTAACATAATCTTCTACAGAAAGTTTTTTGTCTTCTGCGGCTTTAGTTACTTCTTCTAACGTATATTCAGAACCTTCGTATTCAAACATAATTAAATTTTAAGGTAGTTTATTTTTTTCTTTTTCAAGTCTTTCTTTTCTTTTTCGCTCAAGTGTTTCATCTATTAAAATTAAGACATCATCAGTTTGTTGATCTGAGCCAAATTCAGACACTTCAAGGTCTTTTGCTAACCTAGCAATATCTTCTTTTCTATTCATATCATATTTTTGCTCATCATCAGTGTCTGGATATAATCTAATAATTGTACCTTCTTGAGCAACTTCAACTTCGCCTAACGCAGCTCTAATGGCTGTTTTTGCGCCTCCTTTAATAGCACTTAGCCTATCTTCAGCTCTTTTTCTTAATTTGTCTTCTTGTTTTTTAGACTTAATCTCAGAAACTGTAGGTTCTTTTGGTTTTTCTGCTTTTATAATTTCAACGTCCACTTGTTTAGGCATAGGGTATTTACCTATAGCGTGTGAGGCGTATAATGAAGCTAATAGATTTTTAGCATCGTCATCTAAACTTTGATTTAAGTCATATTTAATATCAGCTGTAACCTGATCTTTACTAAGAAAATAATCTAACAAAGCAACTTGCTGGTTTTCAGGTAAAGAATCTATAGTAGCAACAACATCAGCTCTCATGTCAGTTGCTAGCAATGCTTCGTTAGTTTCTCTATATCGTCTTATGCCGCCACCAGGAAGTGGTTCTTCTTTTATAGGTTGATTTTCTATATATTTAGATTTTAAATTTTTAGAAGTTTCACCCATAGCGTCTTTACCATAAGCATAACTTTCAACCATTTGCTGCATGTTTGCGTTTTCATCTGGTATAGTAACTATAAGACTTCGAGATGGGTCTTGAGCCAATGTGTTTAACATAGATCCTGATACTTGAAAAGGTTCTTCCATTGTATCATCTTTATAGCTGTAATATGTTTCTGGCCCGCCTTCACTTAATAAGTCGTAATTAAAAATTAACTCGCCTTTGCCTGGTCCTTTTCTTGTAACGGCTTGTGCCCATTTAATAGCATTTGGATCATTTAAATTTGAGACACCACCCATTGTGCCAGCGTTTTTTAATCCATCTTCACTTAACAAAATAGATCTAGCTTCACCATCTCTAATCATTACATCTGGGAGTTGATTTAGATTCATTAAAAATGATTTTTCATCTTTATTTAAAATACCTTTTGTACTTATTTTACCACCTAGATCTATATTATTATAAAAACTATCTGTAATATCATTAGTTACAAAGCTTTGAATATTTGGTGCAGCTTTATTAATCTCGCCGCTAGTTTTATTTTCATATTCAAACTGCTCTTTAGCTAGTTTTATATTTTTTTCTTCATTTTCTTTTAATTGTTTAGATATAGAAGCTTGTTTTTTTCTTTCTCTTTCAAAAATATCTTCAGCTACTCCAGACAATTTTTGTATTAAGTTTCTATAATGCTGGCCTGTCTGCGTGTCGACGTATTGACTTGGATTTCTATAACTCATTTGTTTTTTATTTTAATATTTTTAAGCAGTACCATATTGTGTAGTAGCATTAGATGAAAATATATCTGCGTTTGTATTTATAAAAGCATCACTTATTTGAGGACTTACACTAGGAGTTGCCTTTAAAAATCTATACCGCCTATTGATTTAGCAAAACCACCTATAGCACTTGTAATAGCTCCTGCTTTATCTGCTTGTGCTTGAGCTCCTCTAGCTTCAGCACCTGATATTTGAGCTGCAACTCTATCCATAGCAGCTGTCTCTCTTTGTTCGGTTGCACCAAATGTAAATTGCTTACCCATGACATCGGCTTGTTGTAACCGCTGAGCTTCACTCATCTCTATACCTTGTATTCTTTGCTCTTCAGCTATTTTTTGTCTTTGAAGATCTTGTTCACCTTGAGCTTTTAACTTTTCATTGTTAGCTTCTTGAGCTTCAATACTAGCTGAAACTCCTTTTTTACTTTGCAGAGCAGCTTGAGCAAGCGCTGTAGCTCCACCAGCACCACTACCTGTGGCTCTAATAGTGTCTAAAGTATTAGCTAAAGCAATATCAGCTTCTTCAGCCTGCATTTCAGCGGCTTGAGTAGCTACACCTAGGTTAGCATAAGGATTAGACATTTGACTAGTTAGATTTTCTGCTAAACCAGCTACACTCTTTACTTCTTCATAAGGATTTATAATAGGTTGTCTATTGTCCTCTAAGTTTTTTAATTTTGCCTCAAGTCTTTTTTTCTGCATAGCGGCTTCTCTAGCTGCTTTCTTAGCTGAGCTAGCACCAAACATTCCGCCAATTATGCTTCCTGCACCTCCTATTATTCCTGCTACTATTGCTGACATATTATTTTTCTTTTTTTATATAATCTTCTATTGTAAAAGAATATAAGTTATTTTCAATTTCTTTCATATCTTTTGTATTGCTTGGATTTTTGTGAACATTAACAAAAATGCAATCCTCTAAACAAGCTATAACTCTTTTAGCTCCTTTTATAGATTTTTCTATATATGGAGCAGAATACTCTATGGTTTCACCATCTGTCGCTACTAATATTTTTCCTTTTAAAAGAAACCAAAAATGATCAGTATGGTGTATTGCACTAACAACAATAGAATCAGCTTTCATTTCCATTTTTCTCATGTACAATTGATCTGAAAAATCATGAGCTATAGGAAACTCTACACTACTAACCAACGTTTCACCGTCACCTTGTATAGTTTTATTATCATTAATAGCTATTAAAGCGTTTTGAAGTTGCTCTATTTTTTGAACAAAATCACTAACTTTATTTTCCATTTAATTTAATTTAATATGATGATTCTACGTAATTTGTAGAAACTGCAAATAATTCTTTTTTACCACCCAACGTGTTGTCAACACTCATTTGAACTGTAGCAAAGAAACCTTTAATACCAGAACTTGATTGTCCCCAAACAATTTCACCAGGTTGAGAACCAGTACTGTTTATTAAGTTTGCAAAGTATTTATTTTCTTTTACTTTAAAGTTATTTTGAAATAATTGATTTTGTAAATCTACTAGTGTGCTTGCTTGTGTTTGAATATTTATAGCTTTAGTAATAGGTAGAGCATTATCTGTAGAAGTTTGCATAGAATCTAACTCCCAATCATTACTACCTTCGTAATTTATTGTTTTAAAGTTTTTAACTAATGATTGATTAGCGTTAAATACAAACGTTACTGTTGAATCATTAGATACACCATAAAAATTACTTCTTTCTTCAGATCCAACATTTAAAGTATAATGCTTCCAAAGTTTACCTTTATAAGCTGAATACATTGATGTGTTTAAACTAAAAATAAAATCTGGATTATAACTAAAGAAACTAGTCCAACCATTTACACTATCATCAAAAGAAAGTGTTTCATAATCACCGCTTTGTTTCTTTATAGATATAGTATAATTTTTGTTATGTATATCCCATCCACCAATAACGTCGTCAGAAGTTGTCAGTGTACCTAGATTGTCTCTAAAAAAGTCTGTCATACCATAAGATGATATTTCAGTTAAACCATCCATAGAGAGTCTTAAAACAGCATTACGTTTTCTATCAGTAAAGTATTTTCTATAACCGTAAACAGCAAAGCTTTCTGGGTTTGTACTTATACCAAAGTTACCAGCGTAAGGAATTATTTGCCCTATAACAAGAGTAGATGATGTTATAGCTGCGTTTCCTTCGGCTGAATAAATAGCATCTTTATCTATTAAAGCTCTACTAACTTTATCTTCTTGAAATACTATTAAGTTAGTATCTTCAGCGTATAGTTTTTGTATAGAGCCATTTGCCGGGTCTGCTGACTTAGTTATATCTTCACCAACAGAAAAAACATTAGTTCTATTTATACCTGTTCTAGAATTAAAAACACCTGAATATATAAGAGAGTTAAATCTATGTTGTTGTAAGTTTTCATCTTCAACTAAGTAAGCTTTAACACCAAAATCTACAGACGTGTTATTGTAACCGCCTCGTATTCTAGCTTCCTCGATATACCAGTCTTTTAAATTGTCAGATGGATAAGCGCCTGGAACGTTTTCTTCATCAACGGTTTCAGCGTTTACAATGCTATCTATCTTCTTTAACCAAAAAGAGTTGAAATATTTAACTTCTAGTGTTGCTGACATATTTTATTATCACTTATTTTTATTTTTTATTACTAATTAAGTAAAATTTAACCATCTATAATAAACTAAATTATATTCAAAAGTTCCAGTTGTTGAAACATGATAGTTATATTGTGGAATTGTTTGATTATCAAAACGCGTTCTTGTATAAAGAGCGTCTCCTTCGTACACGTTAAAAGTTGTCCCGCCGGGAGGTGGCGTTATAAATTCTACAGGAAAAGTACCATCTCTAGATATTGAATGAAGAAGACCTGTGTCTTGCCAAATTGGTAGTATAGTTAAATCAGGAGTATTAGTAACTGGATCATATTGATAACCTACTCTTTGTACGTTTTCATCTTGTTGACAAATAACTCTAACACCGTCTATCCATCCTTTTCTAACTACAGAATCTGTTGTGTTTGTAAAGTTAGCTGACATTTTAATGTTCAAACCAGTGTCTTGTGCTTCACCCACTACAGGAGGAGCTGCTTGATAAAAGTAAGAATGAAAACCATCTGTTATTGACGGTAATGGTTCTTGTGTAAAACTACTATTACTCCAAAACTGTTTAACAATATGAGGATAAGGTGTTCTAGCCCAATAAGTGTTAGCGCCTTCTGAAGCTTCACAAGCTAATGTTCTAGAGGATCTTTCAGGTAGAACTGAATATTCCCAAGCTGATTTATTAGCAGCTTCATTATCTCCATAATTAGGAACACATGTAGGATTGTAGGCATCGTTTACATTAACCCAAGCACACGCATAATAAAATGAATTACCTTCTTGCTCAGCATCGAGCTTATCAAGAAGCTCCGCATGAATGAAATATTCTCCATTCACGTCGAAAGCAATAGGAATGTTTAAAGCTTCTTTAGTATTCGCAAAAGAGTCATTTAAAAGCCATAGCGTAGTTGTTTCGCTAAATTGTCCGGCGTTTGTACTTCTTTCACCTCTTCTTCCATTTGCGTCATCGTTGCCGTTAATTTTTTCATTTAGCATATAACTTATATTGGTTCCGTTGGAGTCATAAATACCTTGATCTGTCCATGATTGAGAAGAACTTGATCTATAATATATTCTCCACGAATACGCGCACCAAGAATTATTTTCTTTACTTCTAAGTATTTCAGCCATTAAATCAAATTGAATTGTAGCTGAAGTATTTGAAAAACCTTCTGTCCCAAGTCTGATTGGTTCTGCAACATAATTTCCTGGAGCGTTTGGATCTGTATTTACTGGAGGATATTCACTAGGATAATCATTAGATGCTAATATATTATCTGCAACATACCAAGCAGCCTCTACACTAACGGGATAATCGTAGGAGTTTGTACCTGATAGCTTAACTTTTTTGTTTATTACTCTAGGATCAGGATTTATTTGGTCATACGTACTCAAACAATTTGTTATCAATCCGCTTGGTAAAGGTTCTTGAATAACTCTAACTTCTTGAGAATATTCTATACTTTCATTTGTTCCAGGGGTTGTGTTTCCTTGTGAAGATATTGATTGTTGACCAGAGTTAAAGCTAGATAAAGCATCTTTAACTTTTAATTTTATCTCATATATACCTTGACCCCAATCGTAACCTTTAACCATTTCACTTGTTGAATGATTTATAGTAACACTATTTGGTATTGTTATTGGATCTGGGCTATCTGGTACACTAGTAAAAAATACACCGACATCTTGCTTAGCGGGATTAAATTCATGAGCGCCATTAACTACAGCGGTAGCTATATTACCTAAACTTAAAGGGCTACCTTGATAACTTGTTATTTGAGGTAATATTTGAGGCGCTGGATCTAAATGTGAAAATTGACTTATAGATAAATAAGGATCTATGTTTGCTAAACTTCCTTGAAAGCCTAAAGTAGGCGTATAAACTTCTTCGCCAAAAACATAATTAAAAGTCATACTAAAAAAGAAAACACTATTTGTAGCGTAATTACTAGTGTAAGCAATATCTTGACTATTAAATTTTATTCTATAAGATCCATAAAATGGACTACTAATATCTGTTTCTTGTTCTATGCTGAAATAGGTGACAGATTGAGCTGGATCGTTGCTATCTGTAACGGTAAAAGAAGTTATTGTTGTTCCTGTTATAGGTGTACCTTCAGCTGTTATTGGAAAAAAAGAATCAGTAACCCAGGGTGAATCAACGTCTCCAGTCCCCTCTCCAGTTCCTTGAGAATCTTGATTTTCTCTAAAATTAAAATTTATTTCAGTAAAACCAACTGGTGCTGGGCTACCTGTAGATACATCTTCATTTAATTCAGATATAGAACCAGTACTTGTTGTTTCCCAAAATATATCTAATAATGATACAACCGGTTCAGTTTCATATATAGCTAAAAAAGGAAGCATAGAATCTTCAGTTACACCTATAGGAGCAGATAAAGTAGATATTCTAGCTATGTTTGGATTTGTGTCTAGTTGATAAAAGTTTTCAACACTATTTATATCGTTGAAATCCATATTTAAATCACTAGACGTGGCTATTGTAGATACGGTATCTGTCGCTCTACCTGGAAAATATTGTTCATTTGACGATGTATTATTTTCAACTCTACCAAATAATCTTACTGAACTTCTATATTGTTTTTGATCTGGACCAACCTCAGATAAGTCTCTAGGTATTTTATTTATATTATCATTCAATAATACAACATGAGCAGTTTTACCTACTTCACTAGTTGGATAAGGAGACGGTGTAACTATTGGATCTGGATAACCATTTAGTATTCCAGGTAAATAACAATTATAATATTCTTGTTCAGTTTGTTTTACAACTATTTTGTAAGAATACCATCCTATTGGATTTATATTGTAAGCAAATTTTATATCGTTTTCTATTAAAACTTTAGGTAAATATGATGAACTTATAGAACCGTCAGCTTCTACAGTGTAAGTTCCACCACCATTATCTATTACGCTTGTTACTTTTACGTAATCTCTATATTCGCCGGACAAACTAGTACCTACAATAGGTACACTTGCATTGTCTGGGTTTAAAGTGTCTAAAGTAAAAACATATTGGGTTTGATCGTTATTTAAAAAAGAACTTGAACTTATAGAAAAACCTTCACCTAAAAAATTAGAATCTTTATATCTTTCAGCGTACATGCCTGGTCTACCTAAAGGTCTATTAAAAATACTATTAATTTCAGTGTTTATAACTACTTGTATAGCGTCACCAAACCAATCTCTAATATTACCTTGTGAATTCTCACTATTATACGGATGATATATTGTTGAACCACCTTTAAAATTACTACCAGTATCTAAACCAGCTACAGTAACAGGAGACAAAATAACAGGTGATTGTCTACCAAATTTATCAGCTAAAATAAAACCTATTTGATAATTTCTATTTTGTTTAAGAGTATGGTTAGGATATTCTACAAACGAATCACCTAGATTTGTATTTTTCTCAAAAGCACCTACATAATAATCTACAAAATCAGGTGGAGTATTTATATCTCTATAGTTACCGTATATTATTCTATTACCTGAAGCCTCTTGAGCTTTAGCTCTAACAGGAACTTTATCGTAGACTCTAGTAGTTTCAAATTGAGGTAAAGTTTTATATGGTTTTCTTGATTGATAAATATATGTGTATATATTTTCCTCCCTAGGATTACCATCCTCAGTTGTAGATATATCAGAAATAGGTATAGTTTCTAGAACTTTAATACTTAAACCATCTGATTCTTTATATAGTATATCTACAGATTGAACTTTATACTCTTGTTGAAGTAAACTACCTTTAGAAGGAAGAGGAACTAATAACTCTATATCATTTATTTCATTTTCCATGAAATCAAGAACAGTAGATCTATAAGCCGCATCTTCATCTCCGTTTTGGAAATATCCTTTTTGTTTAGGTACATAAGCTATTTGAGTAAATGGTGCTGTTAAAGAATATTCTCCATCGTCAAACTTAAATCTATAAGAAAACCTAACGTATCTATCTTCTAATAAATCAGGATCACCTGGCCAGTTTGGATATTCTGTAGGATCTTCTTTATTAGACATTGTTGATTGCAAAAAAGTAATAGTAGAACCTGTATCAATATTTAAAGAAACACTTCCGGCAGCTTGTTGTTTTAAAGTTACAGAATTAGAAGTTACAGATTCAACAGTTATGTAATCGTCACCAGATATAGAATAACCACCAGTGGGTTTTTTAGCCACAACAACCATGCCTGGTATAACTTTATTACTTAAATCATCTATAAACAAGACATTTGAATTTATAGTATCTGCTGTGGTTGTTTGATCTATTTTTCTAACAAGACTAATACATTTATATGGGTTGTATTTAGCAACAGATATATTGTCTTCAGAGTTATAATAACTTGGTGATAAGATAGCAGTATTAATGTTTATTTTTCTAGGCTGGTTTCTATTATCAGTAAAAAATAATAAGTTTTCTATAAGATTTACACCTAAAACTCTATCTGTAGTTGAAAAATTTAAAAAACTACCACTAACAATATTTTCATATGTATCATTATTACTGTTGAAAATACATATATGACATTCTGCAGTTGGCGGAGCATATGTTGGATTATTAGGTGCTGGATCAGTATAGTTTGTTACAAAAGTTACAATTCTATCGTTTGTTTTATCACTATAGTAACCTATTATTTCACAATCAGAAGAATAAGGAAGAACTGGTGTAGCGTTAATATTACCTATAATATTTTCTAAAGCACCTACATCAGCATCTTCTGATTTACCTACAGATATATTCTGCGCATCACGATATTCACCATTTGGTAGTAATCTATCATCCAAGTCTTTATTCATCTTGGATTTTAGAAAAGTATTTTTAATTTCAGCCATTTAATTCTAGTGTTTTATCCATTTAGATTTACCTCGCATAATTTGTATAAATTCGCTGAGCTTAATATTAGATAATCTTATTTTAGCATTTCTTAGTTTAGCGCTTTTCTCTTGACGTAATCTCTGTACTAAATACTCTGGTTGATTAGCTCTAGTAGAAACTATAGCATGCAAAATATAAGCGTATATAGCTTCTTCTGACATCTTAGGGACTCTAGTGTCTAAGTCATATGCTAAACCATCAGAAACATAATCTAAAATGATTAAGCGATCAACTAGATCATTAGAAAAAGAAAACTTATTTTCTCTTTCATTTATTGTAAACCAACCGTTAATTTGACTAACTTCTGGTTGTATACCGTAAAAACCACTGTTCCATGCAAAACCTTGACCAAATCCACCGCCATATATATTAGCCCAAACAGGTGACCCGTCTTGAATTTGATTGTTTATAACTCCAATACCGTTAGCGTCCCATCTTTCTTCAGTTATCGATGTTCCTTGGGTGTTAGCATTAAAGTTATCTTGTGTTGGAATACCTTGGGAATCTTGTAAAGGATTTTCGTAAGGATTACTTGTAAGTGTAGTTGGATATATAATGTGTTTTATACCTGATTGATCAACCCAAGACATATTGACATAGTTAACGTAATCTTGAGGCATTGGAACACTTAAACTTGGTGGTATAGTTAATTCTTGGGACTTTACGCTTTTTAATGTATCATAACTAAATTCTTGCATTGCTCTTTTAGCAAAGAAAATAACATCTGTTCTTTTTACATCAGATATAATTTTACCAGTACCTACATAAGCAACCATAAAGTTTGTTATAACATCATCTAGTTTTATATAAGAATATGATCCCCAGTTTTCCTCTACAGTGTTACCATAAGCATCTCTATTACCATAGTTACCACCTTCAAGTGATTTTAACTGAATAGCAACTGAAGTATTTTCAGCTAATCCTGTTGTGAAAGTTATAACATTATTTAGAACTGTATATTCAGCTGTGTATTCTGTGTAAACTAAATCACCAGGCGCAGCTGTATATAGTTTAAAATTATTTAAAGCATAATTAGTTTCTAAAGGATCATAACTTCCAAAAACTAGATCTGTATCAAAAGTAGTTGGACCAAAAATAGTTTGACTAGCTGTTGATAAAAAGCTTTGTGCTCCTGCGTAATATTGGCGATTATTTTCGGTTATTAAACCTCCATTAGGTGTAGGCATATCTTATTAGCTTTTTTGATTTATTTCTTGTGATTGTACTTCTTGAGCGGCTAGCTGAACTATTTGATAGTCTTTAACTACAACCCCAGCGTACAATAATACTTTTATAATTACTTCAGGTTGTTCTGATACGTCTAGTTCAAAATCTGTAGAAGTACCCGCGCTATATTGATAGTAGTTTTGGCCTTGAGGTATAATAAAATTCCAAACAACATCAGCTGGTTTCTTAACATAAGAAACACTAATGTTTGAATTTATACTAGTTGGTTTCAAATACAACTTATTGTCCTCGTATAAATATAACGGATATTTTTCTGTGGGTTTCGTTAAAGGTGATTGATTAACATATAGAAGATCATTTCTTTGGATTAGTTGAGCTTCTATTTCATCTTTATAAACAACGGTGCCTAATCTATATAGATCCGCTGGTAATGTGAAGTGGGGTGATGAATAATTAGCTGTTCCATATTTTTTAAATACAGCTATTTTTTCATCAAGATTTTTTATACGATCAGCATATTCACTGTCGTTATCTGGCACTCTAAGTTGTTGGTTTAAACTTTCAAAATAATCTTCAAAAGTTTCAAGTTGAACTTGAGTAGCTATCTTATTAAACTCATCAGGCGTCATATAACCTCGTTGTTCTTTATTTAGTATTAATAAGACTGTTTTATAAACCGTGTCTACACTTATTGCCATTTGTTATTTTTTTATTATAATACACAGAAGACCGCCGAAGCGATCTTCTATATATTAGTATTACATGTTATGAGAGTTTTTTCTCTACAGATTTAAAAACTTCAATACCTTCATCTGTTTTGAAGAAAGCAGCCATAGCTGAGTATGGATGTTCATCAAATGGTACTGTCATTAATTTTCTACCATTTGTAGCCCAAGTAAAAGTTCTTTTGTCTGGTGATAAATTAATTATGCCAGCTTCTGTAGCTTTTACAGCCATGTTTCTAAGTTGTACGTTTTCATCGTTAGCTAGATTAAGAAATAAACTTGGATTTCTTTTAGCAAATAAAAGTAAATCTCTTTTTATCTCTCTACTACTCATTTTAGAAACTTCAGATCCAATTTCAACTCTTAATATAGCTTCAGCTTGATCAATGTCTATAGCTCTAGCCGCGTTTAAAGCTTCTATTTCTAACTCTAAATCATCTAGTTCTGTTTCAGCAACCGCAACTTTGTTAAATTCATAATATTTTTTATTTAACGACGGATGATATATAGATAAAAGTTTTTGTAAGTTTTGTTTTTCTTTAGGTACAAATAAAGTACCGTTTTCAAAAACTATATGCCCAAGTGTTGCTTCACCTTTTTGGTCTTCAACTAATGGTGAATTTTGATTTGTAGCATATCTTATTTCTTTTTGTTCTCCAGTTTTTTCATCAAACCATAATAAAGGATATCTATTAGAATGTTTTGATGGTAATGTGAACGTTAATGGAGAAAATGAGTTTTTTAAAATATAAACTCTATCTTTTATTTCCCAACTTGGTTTAGCTGGTGCTTGTTTAACTGGTGCAGTTTTTGCAACAGTAGGCTGAGGTGCAACCTCAACAATTTCTTCTGCTTGGACTTTTTTAGCCATGATATAATATAATAAAAATGTTAGTAAAAATAATAACTACCCCCGCCGATAAGACGAGGGTGGTTATTATATAAAGTATTCTTAGTCAGTAAACAATACAAAGTTGTTAGCACCTTGCACACATAGACATCTTTCAGATAGGAAGTGTACTTCCATTGCATCAAGATCAGAAGTGTAAGCACCTCCAACAGATCCAGTCAACCAAGACTTCATACGACGATCATCAGCTTGTGAAGCTCGGTAACGTACGTGTAGGAATGGACGACGGATGTTAGTTCCTAAAACTTGATCATAAACTGTAGAAGTTCCAGCTGGAACCAATACACCTTCGATACCTGAATCAGCAACAGCTCCACGAGTAGATGCGTCATTTAAGTATTTCCAGTCAGTTTTGTAAAAGTCATAAGAACCTCTTCGGAATCCAGAGAAACCAAGGTTAAGTGCCATATCTTCTGAATTTTCAAACAATCCAAAAGCAACACCACCATTAGTTCCACTTGATACACCACCTAGCATATCATCGATAGCGATTGAAGTACCTCTGTTCAAGAAAAGCATGTTTTCTTCAATAGCTCCTTGAGTATCAAGATTTTTAAGAATCTCATCAAATTGAGTTAAGTCTCCTTTAGCTGGTGCAAACGCAGAGTAAACATTTCCTCTTGATTTTATAGCAGCGAAAAGACCTTCAGTACCTTTTTTACCAGCAGCTAAAGCAGCAGAACCAGCAGCAGCCAAAGTACCTTCAACTACAGACATTTCTAAATAATCTTCAAAACGTAAACGAGTTTCAGACTCAGCTTTCAAGTACCAAAGATATCCTCCAGTTCCGTCTTCAGTAGCAACTTCAACCCAACCGATTTGAGCAGCATCAGATCCAGAAATAGCGTATTTAGATTTGATGATGATAGGTGAGTTAGAAAATTGAGTGAAAGAAGGAGTGATTGATTTAATATCATCATCTCCAGTTCCTTTAGCATATTCAGAACCGTAGACAAAAATCTTAAGACCAGTTACTGCACCAGCGCCAAAAGTAGCGTCAAGATCAGCTCCAGTATAAGGAGCAACTTCAAGAGTAGCTAAAACAGCACTTGTGTTAGTACTAGTTTCAACTAAAGCAGTTACTTCAGTTCCTGTAGCGGGATCTAAAATTACGATAGTTTGGTTTGGTGAAATTACGTTTGCAACGAAACTGTTTCCAGCAGTAGCATTAAGGACAAAAGTTAAATCTCCTCCAGCTGTTTTGGTAACAGAATCATAAGCAATATGTAATCGGTTTTGTTCAGACCATACTACTTGGTCAGAAGTCATAGGCATTTCAGCGCCTACCATTCGCAAGAATCCAGAAAGAGTTCTGTTTCCATAACGCTCTACTTCTTGCTCATAAATTTCAGGTAGATATTGTTGTGCAAAATCATTTCCTGATCCATCTGTAAAATTTAAATAGTTATCAGATAGTATTTGTTGTTTTTGACTCGGTTTAATTGAACCGAATGTTGGTGATAAAGCCATTTTTTAATTGTTTTAATTGTTAAATCCAAATTTTTTAATTTTTAATTTCGATGCGCTTAATGCATCGTTGTTTAACACTTTTACTTTAATACCATCTTTAAAATCACTTTGAGCAATTTGCCTTGGAGCTGAACTAGGGTTTTTAGAACTATTGACAACTTCTTTAACAGCGTCAGCTCTACCTTGTTCATAAAAATGATTTGCAATAGTGTCAGCATTTGAAGCAGCGTACATAGCTTTATGATAACCAACCGGATCTTTTACACTACCATCTTCGTTAAGGAACTTCCCTATAAGATTATTAATGTTTGATTGGGTCTCTGCAACTTTTGAAGGATCTTTTACACCATATCTAAACTTTTTTTCACCTAAGTTGAAATCAAAACCTTTGAAATCTTCGTTAAAAAGTTGTTTAGTTTGGTTTTTAAACTCTTCATGTTGTTGCTCAGCTTTTGTTTGCTGATCATTATATCGATTGAAAAAGTCCATTGCTTTTTTTTGTTCTTGAGTTACGCCCGGTCTCAACTTGATCTCGTCGTAATATTTACTCTTAGTTTCCTCTAAAAAGTTTTTGGCTTTTGCAACTTCTTCTTTAAACGCAAGCTTTTTCTTACGTATATCTTTTTCCTCATCTAAATCTTCATCATAAGAAAATTCTTCAAGTAAAAGATTTATATCATCACCTTCTAAATAAGGTTTTGTTTTTTTATAGTATTCTTTTAATAATGTGTTTGAATCAACACTAGAGTAATCAGCATTTAAACGGACATAATCATTAATATCACCTCCTGTTTCTTCCATGAATGAAACTAGTTTTTCGATGTTTTCTGGTAGTGGTTTACCTAATACCTTTTCATCTCTAATAGCTTCTTTTACTTGTTGCTCAACTTGTTTTACTTCTTCTTGTACTTCTTGCTCTGTTATTTCTTGAATGATTGGAGTTTCATCTTGAACGGTGCTTTGTTCTGATGATACTTCTTCAACCACTTCTTGTACAACTCCGGATTGTTGATCTGCAACCACGTCTGCTGTTTCTTGCTCTGTATTGGCATTTTCTTCTGGTTGTTTTTCTTCTGAACCAATTACTACTTTAGTAACTTCTTGTTCAACTTGTTTTTCTACAGGAGCTGACAAATCAACTTTTACAACTTCATTTGTAGATTTTCCTAAATCTTTTGGTTTAGTTTTCTTACCTTTTAAAGAAAACTCTCCCTCTTGTTTTACTTCTGACATAATATAATATAATTAAATAGTTAAAAATTTATTCTCACCGAGGTTCAAACTGTTCAAGTCCAAAACCTCCAAGAGTATCAAACCCAGCGGATTCAAAGTTTTTAGGTAACTCATCGTTTTTTCTTTGAGCTATCATCTCTGATTGTTGAGTTGCTTGTATTCTTGTTCTTTCGTCTTTACGATCTTCTATTTTTTCTTCCTTATCTCTTTCTGCTTTAGCTCTTGCTTGAGCTAATTGTATTTGATAACCAAACTCTTCAGCCATTAATTGCTTTTTAATTTGAGCCTCTGTTTGCATACGTTGTATTTCAAATTGAGACTTAGCTTGTTCTATACTAACTTTTTCTTGTGTAAGAGCTTGTTGTTTTTGAACTTCAGCTAAAGCAGCAGCTTCTGAAGCTTGAGCGTTAGCCTGCGCTTGAGCTTGAATATTTTGCTGGGCTTGAGCCTGTTCTCTTTCTATTTTTTGTTGTTGTCTAAGTTTTAAATATTTGTTGGCTAGCTTTATATTTTTTATCTCTCTAACATCAATAGCATCAGATAAAGATATACCACCTGTTTGCAAAGCTACTTGTATATTTTGTTCTAACTTAGCTTTATCTTCTTCTTCTGGTTCTAATTGTAAGTAAATACCAAAATCATGCAGCTGTAGGTTAATTAACTCTTCTAACGTGTTAGTATTAAAAGTACTTATAGAGTTTGCTAAAGAGTTTCTTAATAAAGGATTCTTTAATAAATCCGCAGCTTTTAAACTTATATTCTCACAAACTCTAAGACTTATGTATAATAAAGATTGTAATATATGTTTTGTAGCTGTATTAGAAGCATTAGCGGCTAATTTTTGTAATCCAACTAAAGAATCTTTATCAGGCATTGAACCATCTCTAGCTTCATTTAGTCCGGTTACATCACGTATCATTTTTAAATAATACTCGTATGTACCAATTAAACTTTGTATTTTAGCATGACCAGAAGATGATGCTAATTCTTGAACTGGAACTTTACCAGCATTCATTCCACCGTCTTGTGTAAGTGATCTACCTACAACACTACCAGTTTGGAAATACATATTAAGAGCTTCAGCTGGATTGTAATTTGTACCATTACCTAGATCGACTTCTGCTAAACCATCCATATCTAAGAATACACCATCAGGTACTATTCTAGACATTACTTGCTGTAGTTTTAAGTGAGTTAATTGAATCATATCAGCAAAACCAGTAATACGACTTACTATTGATTCAATTCTACCTTTATACATTCTAGGAGCAGCTATACAATAATTCATTTCCACTCTAGTCGAATCAGCTGATGGTCTTGTCATATTTTCAGCTAGCTTCCATTCCAACATATGATTGTTACCTAAAACTTTAGCACCTGTATACAATACCTCTATAGTTCTACTAACTCTTTCAAAATTATCATTTGGCGGAGGATTAAACTCATCAGTTTTTTCTATAGCTTTTAAAAGACCTTGTTCTGTTTGTTTTATTTTAAAAACCTGATCCATATAAGTTTTGTATTCAAAATACATAACTTGAACAGTGTTTTCGTCGTAATTACCCCAACCAGTTATATACTGAGAATTTCCTGGCATTTTTTGTATTTGATCTAATTCAGCGTCAGATATATTAGGGAATTGTTTTTTAAGTTCAGCTATTGTTATTGATTTAACTTCACCTACATAATATATATCATCAAAATTTGGATCTTCAGTATATGAGTAAACCATATACGCTGGATCTACGTAATCAATAGTTATACCTTCGGATTCATTAAAACTTGTTTTAGTAGCAGCTATACCTAGTACAGTTAAATCGTAAGCTAGTCTTTTTTTAGTTTCGTCGTATTTATTTACTGCTAATGTGTTTTCTATAAGTTCTTCTTCAGCAATTTCTACAGTTTGCTTATAACTCATTTGCATATATAGATCTAACTCTTCTTGACTAGCTGGTAGATCAATTGGATTAGAAACATTATACAAATCTAAACCTAAATTTTGCTTAAACTTATCTAAAGTGCCTTTCATGTTTATATCTCTAGAAACAGCTTGAGCGTATTTTGATTTTTGTTCTAAAGAAAAAGGATCTTGAGCAACTGTTTGGATGTCGTAAGATTTATTAGACATACCATTAACTACAATATCTACGAACTTAGGTATAACAGGTACAGGTTTCCAGTCTAAATTTAAATAAGATAAATCACCATTAATTGATAACTCATCTTTATATTTGGCTATTGATTGTTCACCTCTAGCGTATAATCTTAATTGATGAAAATTACTATAACTTTGAGCATATCTGTTTCCAGATCTACCTTCTTGAAACCACTCTCCTTCGATAGCTCTAGCGACTTGTATGCCGTAGTCTAAACTTGCTTTTACTT